CCGGAGTACATTCATTTATTTTCTGGTGGGTATCTGTAATGGCTTTGAATAATTTTATAGAGTCGTCACTCTCATATGCGTGGACTGATTTTTTTTGAAACTCCCAAAAATCTTTATTGTCCGTGTTACCATTTGTTGAACAATAGATTTTTATATTACGTATCCAGCACCCAGCGACACAATAGATATTGCCATTATGCTGGCTCGCTATATACCAAGCGTCCTTGTTTGTTTTTGATTTGGCATCTGAATGGCATCTGTGGATTCGGCCGTCTGGTTGAATGTCTGATGTGATTATTCCTGCGTTTTGTAATTCTGAAATAATTTTTTGCACTATTTTTCTTTCCTTTTTTTAATTTCTGTTTCAATAGCTTCGTCTATTAACATATTAATTAAGGTGGTCATGCTGTAACCTGTTTCTTTTTTTTTCTCCTTTAAGAATAAATACCGTTTTTCAGTAAAATCTATCCCGAAATGTTTTTTCTTCATCTTAGGCGTTCCTTTTATAATTTTATAAGTTTAAAAAAAGATTTTTGTATATTGTTTTTATGTTAAAAAACAGCTTGACATAATGGTTAAAAAATGTCAAATTATTATTGTCATGAGAAAAAACGAAAAACGGAGATTAAAAATATAATGAATCAAATGAATCAAAAAATATTAACAACCCACTCAATGTGGCAATTATTCAGAAATTGTAGAAAAAAATGCGACTACCGTTATTTTCAACATCTCGTTCCGTTAGGCAAAAACAAAAATCTACATTTTGGTGGTGTAATCCATGACTGTCTTGAAATTTGGCATACCACATACGATATTCAAAAAGTTTTTGATTATATTAATAGGGTATATGTTAACAGAACGCAAGATGATTATCAATTATCAAATTGGCATAACGCTACTGCAATGATGATTGCTTATTCAGAATATTATGAATTGGAACAGTGGGAAACTGTGTGTGCGGAAAAGATTTTTGATGCTCCGATTGTGAATCCAGATACTGGTAAAATATCAGAAAAATTTCAAATGGGTGGGAAATTTGATCTTTTAGTCAAAGAAATAGTCAAAGTGAAACCACATTATTTCTTATGTGAACACAAAACAGCATCAAACATTGATTCAGCATATTTAGAACGCCTGTGGCTTGACCCACAGATCATTTTATACGCATTATATTTAGAAAGAATATTAAAAATTAAAATTTCAGGAATCATTTATAATATATTAAAAAAACCACAAATAAAACAACATGAAGGAGAGACGGAATTTGAATTTGAAAAAAGACGTGATGGTCTAATTGCAAAATCCAAAACTGGTAAAAGTAGTGCTAAGCGCAAAATGCCAGAAACGAATGATGAATTTCAAGGCCGATTAATAAAGAAATATATGGAACCTGGAATGTTTCATCGTGAACTAATTTATATTTCAGACCAATATGAAAGATTCCAAAGGGATTTATGGGATTTGACAGGTCAATTATCATTGGCTATGAAAGATAACATTTTTTATCGCAACCCTGATTTTTGTTTTCATTATGGAAGCCCATGCCAATATCTGGAACTTTGCAGGAGTAATGATAATCAAATGGTTGTTGAAAATTTTTATGAAATTAGCCCACCACACCAAGAGTTAAAAGATAGTGAAAATATTAAAAATATAGAAATAATTTAACAAACAATGAAAAGGAGATTAACATGTTGCCATCAGAGAAGACAAAACCGAAAATAGATTTAACGAATTTGACTGTATTAATTTACGGCAAGGGGAAAATAGGAAAATGTCTCAAGGGAGACACTATCATGTATGACTCTGTAACAGGCCGACCTGTTACATTAAAAAGAGTCGTTGAAAAAAAACATGACATAATGACTATGAAACATGCTGGAATAATCCAGAAACAAACACCATCCGCATTTATTACAAATGAGCCAGACCAACTGTTCAAACTAACTACTCAGACAGGACGGTCTATTGAAGCAACCGAAGACCACCCATTTTTAACACGAGGTGGTTGGAAACCGCTAAAAGAACTTAAATGCTCAGACCGTGTAGCAATTATTGCTGAATATCCAGATTTTTTTGGGACAACACGAACTGATGATTCACTTCTTAAGATTCTTGCATATTTAATAGCTGATGGAAATTTTAAACAAAGTATAATTTTTACCAAGATCGATCCAGAAGTCCGTCTTGATTTTGAGAATGCAGTTGAAAAAAAAGGTGATGAGTGTATTGAATTTGAAAATGATCGAGGGATTCCACATGTAAGAGTCCGCGGTAAGAAGGGGTCTCCGAATAATGTCATTGCATTCCTGAAAGAAGTTGGTCTACATGGGTTACGTTCTGGTGACAAATTCATCCCAGATTTCGTATTTGGGCTGAATAAACGGAGACTTAGCCTTTTCCTTAATCGCTTGTTTACATGTGATGGCTCTGTAGAAATGGGTGGCAGGGTAAGTTACAGTTCAAAATCTGTTAGAATGGTTTATCAGATTCAACATCTATTGGTTCGCTTTGGAATTGTTGGGCTTGTAAGAAGAAGGCAGTTGAACAAAGAACCATACGGTGCTGAACTCCTGATTGCCAGCAAAGAAAATGTTCTTAAATTTATTGACCAAATTGGTTTTTACGGAGAAAAGGCAGTTAAGGCTGAAACTGTTCGGTCTTCTCTTTACAATGTAAGATCAACAGAGAACCAGATTGATCGAGTTGGCCCGATTGTTTTTGATCGTGTTAAAAGCGTGGAACCTACAACAACCGAGGTGGTTTATGACCTGACCGTGGACGGCAGTCATAATTTTATCGCCAATGATTTTGTGGTTCATAACTCAACATGGTGTTCACAGGCAGATGACGTTTTATTCTTGGCTACGGAACCGGGATTGAACGCACTTGAAGTTCACCAAATGCCTATCACTAATTGGCATGAGTTTTCACAAGCCTGTTTTGAAATTGGAGAAGGAAAACATAAATTTAAAACTATTGTTATTGACACAATAGACAATGCCCATGCCATGTGTGCTGAATATGTATGTAAAAAAAATGGTATCGATCATGAGTCTGATCTTAGGTGGGGAAAAGGGCATGCTCTTGTTAAAAATGAGTTATGGCGTGTTCTGACAAAATTGGCATTTTTACCATATGGGTTAATTTTTGTATCACACTCTCAAGACGTTATAATAGAATCACGTACTGGAAAATATAATAAAACAGTTCCGACATTACCAGATAAAATTTGCAAATTAGTCGTTAGTATGGTTGATTTAATTTTATACTGTGATTTTGAGTCTGAAATTGATAAAAATAATCAACCTGTTGATAAGCGAATTATTAGAACAAAACCGAGTAAAAATTATGATGCTGGAGACAGGACTTGTCTATTACCGGAAAAACTTCCACTTGATTTTAATGCCTTTGTAAAGTATTTTGATCATGGGAATAATGAAAATAATGGGAACCAAAATCAAAAAGACACCAACGGACATAAAAATAAAAACAACAATTGATGATAAAAAATGATGGGATTAAACAGATGAAAATGAAAAATATGGCAAATCATAAATCATGTAAAAATTGTATACATTGGAAAACAATTGAAGAACGTGTTCATTTATCAATGCCTAACAAAGAATATTGTATTACAAATTATAATATAGGTGTCATTTGTAGTTCTTATAAAAAACGAACTTAGAAAAAATTGACAACTAATACAAGATAAATTTAATTACCAAAAAATAAAGGAAAAATAAAATGAACCAAACATACCAAGATAATCAAAATAATCAACCAAATAATCAACCAAATAATCAACCAAATAATCAACCAAACCAAGAAAATGACGACATATCATATTTATCACAATATGACGATGACTTTTTAAATGCTGACGCAGAAGGGAGCAACGAATACGCAGAACTTCCAGATGGTCAATATAATGCCATAGTCGACAGAGCTGAATTAAAACGATCGAAAGAAGCGGGAAAACGTATGTTAGCGTGGACTTTCAAAATATTGGATGGGAGATATTCAGGCCGTCTTCTATGGAAAAATAGCATGATTGAAAGCCCTACTAATGTTAAATTCCTAAAACAGGATTTATATAAGTGTGGTCTGCAACTGAATAAATTATCAGAACTTCCCCACAAAATAAATGGGTTATTAGATATTACACTTGAAATCAATAAAAAAACAAATGGAAATTTTAGTAATATTTATATTAATAAACGGATTGCTTTTGATGGGGAGCGCGGGAATCAGCAGAATAATGCGCAAAATAATATGCAGAATAATTCACCACCAATGCCACAAAACAACAAAACATACAATAGTCCTGGGTATAACAACGCCAGCGCTCCCGATGATGATATCCCATTCTAATTTATAATTAACAAGGGATATCAATTTGTTAAAAATAGTCATAGACACGAGGGAGAAGGAAGGCTACGCATTTTCGACTCCCTCAATACACAAAAAACTTGATGCAGGGGACTATTCAATTGAGGGGCTTGAGTCTTGTATATCAGTTGAAAGAAAATCTATGGAAGATTTTGTTCAGACTGTTATCAATGGTAAAAAAAGATTCCATAAGGAATTGAAGAAATTACAAAAATATGAAGCTGCATGTATCGTTGTTGAAGCAAATTACAGTGATTTTATTAATGGGAAATATAGGAGTGGTGCAAAGCCAAATTCAATTTTGGGTATCATAACTTCCATTATCGTGGAATATGGAATCCCAATTTATTTTTGCTCAGATAGACAGGCTGCTTGCCATTTTGTTGAACGGTATTTGGTGCGGTTTTATCAGAAAAGGGAGATGAGATATAGGTAATATGCAAAACAATAATCTCAAACATATAATGAAATATAATAATTTTGACGTTCATGGTCGGGATTCTGGAGGTAAGCATTATCTTAATAAAATTCTGTCAACCAGCGAACCTTATCTAAAAAAAGATTTTTCAGAAAAAGAATTTAAAAATTTTTTAGAAAAAATTAAATTTATTTTTAATATTAAAAATAGAGAAGAAATAATAAAAGAATTTTTTGCAATTTATATTAATTTTATTAAAAAAAACTATCAGAAAAAATATAAAAAAACCAATAATAAATTAAATCAATTTATTAAAAAAAAAGATGATAGTATTAAAATCATTTGGGGTGATTGTTTAAGAGTAATGAAAGGATTAGATTCAGAGTCAATTCATTGTATGGTTACGTCACCGCCTTATTATAATGCTCGAGATTATTCAGTTTGGGAGAATCTTAATGATTATTTAAAAGATATGAGAAAAAT